CTGGTGAACAAGAAGACGCTATTGGCAAACCTTTTCAAGGTAGAGCAGGACAGGCTTTACAGCAAGTCTATGCTACTGTTGGAATTGATTTGTTTGAAGATTGCCTAAACATCAATGCAGTTAACTGTAGGACTATGGATGATAATGGAAATAACCGAACTCCTACAAGTAAAGAGATTGCACATTGCAGAAATAGAGTATTTAACTGTATTAGAATGCATAAGCCTAAAATAATTGTGTTATTGGGTAATAGTGCTGTGCAATCAGTATTTGGTGATAGGTGGAAAAAGAACTTGGGAACTATAACTAAGTGGAGAGGTTGGACTATCCCAGATAGAGAACTTAATGCTTGGATATGTCCAACCTTGCACCCAAGTTATATTATTAGGCAAGAAGATGCTCCAGAAGTTGAAACTGTATGGTTACAGGATTTAGAAAGAATAGCTGGTTTAATAACAACACCATTTCCAAAATTTGAAAATGAAAGTAAATATGTTAAAATTATTCCTAAGCTTGAAATAGTTAATATTTTGAATAAGTTAATGGGTTCAGATAATATATTTATTGATATTGAAACAACTGGACTTAAACCATATAACAAAGATCAGCATAAAATAGTATGCATATCAATTTGCAATAGTGAAAATAATGTCTATGTTTTACCTGCACCAGATACGGATGAGGAAATCAATGCACTTAAAGATTTATTGGAAAATCCCAATGTAGGTAAAATGGCCCACAATATGAAGTATGAGGATACATGGCTAAATGTCATCTATGGCATAAGTGTCAATCCTTGGATTTGGGATAGCATGATAGCTGCTCATATACTGGATAACAGAACTGAGATATCTAGCCTTAAGTTTCAAGTATATGTTAATTTTGGTGTTGTGGATTATGATAGTGCTATAGAAAAGTATTTACATAGTATAGATGATAAGAATGCTAACTCTACTAACAGAGTAATGGAATTAGTAGCCAATCCTATTAAAAGAAAAGAATTGTTTACCTATTGTGGATTGGATAGTTTGTTTGGTTATAGGCTTGCCATGAGGCAGATGAAGTTAATAGGATTTGGTGATGAACATGATTGAGCAAGCTACAACTAAAGATGCTTATCAGTTGTTTCATGAAGGTACATTAGCATTAGCTAGAGCAGAACGTCAAGGTATACGACTTGATGTGAATTATTGTGAAAAGCAAAAGAAATTATTAACAAATAAAATAAACAGAGCATATGAGAAATTTAAGGAGACTAAGCTATATCATATTTGGAATAAGGTCTATAAAGACAAGACTAACTTGGATAGTAATCATCAATTAGGTTATATACTATATCATATCATGAAAATAGAACCTCCTAAGCTTACGGTTAGTGGCAAAGGAGCTACAGATGAAGAAGCTTTGATGCAATTGGATTTACCAGAATTAAAGTGGATTAAGGAGATTCGTAAGTTTAAGAAGATTAGAGATACTTATTTAGACTCATTTTTACGTGAACAGAATAATGGTTATTTACATCCATTCTTTAATTTGCATACAGTAAAGACTTATAGGTCTTCTTGTCAATCTCCTAACATACAAAATATTCCTAGGCGGGATGCTGAAACTATGGCTATTTGCAGAGGAGCTTTATATGCTCGTCCAGGACATCAGCTTGTGGAAATTGACTATCATGCATTGGAAGTCTCTATTTCAGCATGTATTAATAAAGACCCTAATTTAATTAGATATTTGACCAATCCAGAGTCAGACATGCATGGTGATATGGCTATACAGATATTTATGCTGTATGATTACATGAATTTAATAGATAAAGCTGGTGGTGTAAGCAAAGTTCCTGAGTTTAAGGTATTACGTGATGCTACTAAAAATGGATTTGTGTTTCCACAGTTTTATGGAGATTATTATGGTAACAATGCAGTTAGTATAGCTTGTGATTGGTGTAAACTTCCTAAGGGTAAATGGAGAAAGAACCAGGGTATTAAGATAGTGAATGATAGAACAATAGGTGAGCATTTTATAGAGCATGGTATAAAATCCTTAGATGATTTTATTGAGCATATGAAGAAAATAGAACATGATTTTTGGCACAATAAATTTGGTGTCTATGGTCAATGGAGAGAGGATTGGTATAGAGAATATCAGAGAAAAGGCTATTTTGATCTCTTGACAGGATTTAGATGTTCTGGTATAATGCGAAGAAATGAGGTAGTTAACTATCCTGTTCAAGGTGCTGCATTTCATTGTTTATTGAAAACTTTTATTGAAGTTGATAAGATTATGCGAAAGGAGAATTGGGATAGTAGGTTAGTAGGGCAAATTCATGATTCTATCTTGCTTGATGTACATCCAGACGAATTGGAACATGTAATTAAAACGGTTAGAAGGGTAGCTACAGTAAAATTACCAAGAATATGGAAGTGGATTATTGTGCCATTATCAGTTGAAGCAGATGTTACACCAGTAGACGGTAGTTGGGCTGATAAAAAAGAATATGATGGAGGGATTTAAGAATGCCTTTATATCAGAAGTATCGACCGAAGGATTTTGATGAGTTTATAGGTAATGAGGAAGTAGTTGAAGCATTAAAAGGGTTACTTTCAAAAGAAGAAAAGCCACATGTCTTTCTATTTCATGGTGAGACTGGTTGTGGCAAAACTACACTAGCTCGAATTGTTGCTAATAAATTAGGTTGCTCTAATGAAGATGTACATGAGCTTAACATGGCTGATTTTAGAGGAATAGATACAGTTCGTGAAATAATTAGACAAATGCAATATTTACCTCTAAAGGGAAATTGTCAAGTTTGGATATTAGATGAAGTGCAAAAGTTAACTAATGACGCACAGAATTCATTACTTAAAGCACTAGAGGATACTCCTGAACATGTATATTTTATTCTATGCACAACTGAACCAGATAAACTTCTACCAACTATAAGAGGTCGTTGTAGTCAATTTCAAGTTAGGCCATTGGATGAAGATGATATGATGAAATTACTTAGGGCTGTGGTAAAGGCTGAAAATGAGAGCTTGCCTAGAGTTGTGTTTGAGCAGATTATTCAAGATAGTTTGGGTCGTCCACGCAATGCATTGCAAATATTGGAACAAGTATTATCCGTATCACAGGAGAAGAGGCTGGAAGTAGCTAAACGAACAGCAGAACAACAATCACAAGTTATAGAATTATGTCGTGCTTTAATTAACAAAGATGGTTGGAAAAAGGTAGCTAATATACTAGCTGGGCTTAAGGATCAAGATGTAGAGGCTACTAGAAGAATGGTGTTGGGGTATTGTCAAGCAATTCTATTGAAGGGGGAGAATGATCAAGCTGGGATAGTTATGGAGCAATTTATTGATCCATTTTGGGGCAGTTTTCCTAAGTTGGTATTTGCATGTTATACCATAATAAGAACTTGACAAATATTTAATGGTGTGTTATAATTACTTGTGTGGTGGGGAAATAATATCTTTTAGGAGGTTTAAAAATGGCTACTTTAAGGGAGGAATTAAAAAATAAAGGATTTGATTTTGAGAATGGTAGGATAATATATCAACCTCTCAAAGAAGATGAAGATTTAGGGCCTGTTTCTTATCCTGGTTGGGCTGATGAAGATGAAGTGGAAGCGTCTATAGAAATTGACTTAAATCATCCTATTTTAGATGTTGAATTTAATACTGCTTTTGGAGGGCCACACATGCCCAGGTTTGTGGCTGAAGATAAAGACAAGATTTATTTTCCAAGTCAATATGATGGCAACACTTGGATATGTTGGGTCTACAAAGACATTAGTAAATATGTTGGTAATAAGGAACTTCTACCATACCCTGGGTGTTAACGGAGGTGAAAGAAGTGGATTTAAATTATGAACAGGATATCAATATTGATGAAACTGCATTGGATTTGGAATGGAAAATGCAACCAATGTTAATGATGAGATATTGTGCTCATATGGCTCATGCTAAAAAAGCATTGGATTTAGCATCGGAGAGGTTAGATGTACTTAAAGCTAAACTTGACAAGGAAATACGATCTAATCCAGAGAAATATGGGTTGTCTAAAATTACCGAAACTGCACTTGAGAATACTATCTTACTTCAACCAGAGTATGAGGAGGCAAATAAAGAGTACATTGAAGCAAAATATGAGTATGAGATGGTGCAGGCTGCAGTTAGAGCAATGGATCAGAAGAAGTCAGCATTGGAGAATTTAGTTAAGTTGTTAGGTATGTCTTATTTTGCAGGGCCTACAACACCAAGGGATTTATCGGAGGAGTGGGAGAAGAAACAGGCAGAAAGGCAAAGGGAAATAAATAAAATGATTAAAATAGGAAAGGAGAACTAGATGCGATTATTGTTGTGGGTTTTGTTAATTAGTGGTATAATTTTGGTGTTTCCATATTACCTTTATCTACTTAGTTTAATGTATCACATGGGTAGGGTAAAGGCAATTGGAGAAGTTTTAAAGAAAGAAATTAAGGAGGGTTATTTAAATGGAAAAAAAGAAAATTAGTTTTGCAGATAAGGTAAGAGCTAATATTGAAAAACAAAAGAGTCAGAAAAGTCAATATGGTTATTTGAAATTACCAAAGGGTGTTAATGTATTTAAGGAGGAACCTGGTAGCAGAGTTAAACTTGATATTTTACCATATGTGGTTACTGATCCCAATCATCCAGATAGAGATGATGAATTAGGCATTGCTGTTCCTGGAGCTTTGTGGTATAAGAGACCATTTAAGCTTCATAGGAATATTGGATATAATAATATGCCTTTGGTGTGTCCTACAAGTATTGGTAAGCGTTGTCCAATATGTGAGTATAAACAAAGGTTATTGAAAGAAGGTAAAGATTGGAGAGATGATTCTGTTAAGGCATTAAAGACATATTTACGTAATTTATATATAGTTGTTCCTTTAGACAATAAGAACTATGAGGAAAGGCCTTATGTTTGGGACATTAGTGATCACTTGTTTCAGAATAAACTTAGTACAGAGCTTGAGGAAAATCCAGAATATGCTAATTTTCCAGATTTAGAGGATGGGTATACTCTTAGAATTAGATTTACTGAAGAGCAGTTTGGTAAGAATAAGTTTGCAGATACCAGTAGAATTGATTTTGAGAAGAGAGAAAAGAAGTATGATAAGAGCATTCTTGACAAAGTGCCTAATTTAGATGAAGTATTGGTTGTGCTTCCATATGAACAAATTGAGGCTAAATTCTTTGATAGTGAAGATGATGCTGTTACTGATGTGGATAAGGCAATCGATGAAGTAGTTGATGAAATTGATGAAGATGAGGACGATGAAGATGTTGAACCTCGTAAGGCTAAGATTATTGTGTCTAAGCCTAAACTTGCAGTAGCTGATGGAAAGTGTCCATATGGGCATGAGTTTGGTAGGGATGAAGGATCATATCCAGAATGTGCTGATTGTATAGAATGGAATGCTTGTGCTGATGCTAAGGATGAGTTAGGTGGGTAGGCGTAAATTGAGTGAACAAATAGAAGAACATAGCATGCAGGAATTAGAAGAGCTTAAGCCATTTGCTGGCAATGAGGAGGTGATGATCTCTACAGGTTCCACTTTACTTGATTTAGCTATTAGTGGTGGCAGGGTTAGAGGGGGTGGTATCCCAAGCGGAATTCTTGTAGAGATATTTGGGCCAAGCGGGACGGGTAAAACCGTCCTGCTTTGCGAAATAGCAGGAAATGTAGTTAGGCAAGGTGGGCAGATTATGTTTCGTGATCCAGAGGCTCGTCTTAACAAACAATTTGCTAAGTTATTTGGCTTAAATATTGAAGAGACTGACTATGATATTCCTGCTACTGTGGCTGAAGTATTTGAACCTGTCAGAAAATGGAATCCAGAACCTAAGGACAAGGTGCATGGTATATTTGTAGATAGCTTGGCTGCTCTAACTACCGAATGGGAAGCTGATGGTAAAGACCAATACGGCATGCGTAGGGCTAAAGAATTTAGTGAACAACTAAGGTTAACATGTCGAACATTGAGAGAGAAAAACTTTCTTATGGTATGTTCCAATCAAGTTAGGCAAAATTTGGATGCTGGCCCTTATGGACAGCGGTATAAGGCTCCAGGTGGTGAGGCAGTTGGTTTCTATTCCAGTCTTAGACTCCGTTGTGTTGGTTCTGAGAAGATTACCGAGGAGAAAACTATTAAGGGCAAGAAAGTCAAGAAAGTTGTTGGAGTTCAGACTGAAATAGAAGTTTGTAAGTCATCAGTATGGAAACCATACAATAGAGCTACCATATCAATTATTTATGATTATGGTATAGATGATATTAAGGAAAACTTACAGTTTTTGAAGTCTACATTGGGCACTTCTGTATATGAGTTGAATGGTAGAAAGTTAAGCAATTCACTTAAGGAAGCTATTAAAATTGTAGAGGATGAGAATTTAGAAGAGGAATTAAGAAACGCTGTAATTGATTTATGGATGGAAATTGAGAATGAGTTTGAGAGTAAGCGCAAATTAAAAATTAAATAGAGGAGGATGTTTAAGGTGAAATATTTTGTTCGTATCAATAGAAGTTCAATAAGAGAAAATCCTAGTTATGGTGTTAGTATTGATAGGAAAATACCTGTTAGAACTGGTGAACATTTAATATATCTTTTTATTAATCCAGAAAAAGTGGATATGAAGAACATTGATAAGACGAATTTTACATTTTATGGTTATAAATTTGATTTTATTGATGAAGGTAATAAGGATGGGTTAATTGAGATTCATATGACTGTGTCATTTACGGATGACACACAAAAGGAAGCTTTTACTAATTTGTTGTTTGATTTGTGTTCCAAAGGTGTGGTTAAACATGCGGATGTACAACATGTTGTAGATTATGTTGATTGGGGTTATTATGATACTACTGAATATTTATTTGAATATGAACCATTGGAAGTTACCTGTCAATATTGTGGGGCTAAGTTTGACCATTCTGAACTTCATAGCTATTGGGATGGTATTGATCTTTATATTGAAAATGAATGTCCTTACTGTGGTCATTCAGATTGTGTAGAGATAGAATATGAGTCTTTGACAGATGATGTTTTGAGGGAGGTTGGTTTACATGGTTGAAACGTTAATGAGTGTATTATGTTTTATATTGTTGTGTTTAGCTATATATCTTATCTTTCCAATGTTTTTACAGGAATATAGGGATAGGAAGAATAAAAGGAAAAGAGCATAAATAGGAGGGGGTTAAAATGTTTGTTTTATGGTTGTTGTTAGCATTTATAGCTGGTGGTGTTTGTGGAATTGGTTTAATGTGTTTGTTGTTTATGGCTAAATATAATGATATAGGAGGGGAATAATATGTTTAAGATAGAAAGTAAAGATGTTAATGATAAGTTAATTGATAAGTTTGTTGATAATTTAGTTGGTAGAATTGCATTTTATACGACTATTACTCAAGAGGGTTGTAAGTTATATCAAACGTCTTTGCGATTTGGCACAACCTTAAATGTAGGTCAAGTAACAAGTATTTCTGAAGAAGTTGATAAAGCTATTAAAGATTCTTTAAGGCTACTAATGAAAGATGAAATTTTAGATGTATTGAATATGGCTTGTAGAGAATTAGGCATCTCCACTAAAAAGGAGGAATGAAAATAATTAAATTTAATAGTGTAGAAGAAGTAGTATCCTACGTTATAGAACCAAATTAAATTAGAGGTGATGGTATTGGAATTCAATGCTAGTATTGATAGAGCTACGGGAATTAAAGAGTTAAAACAAATTGTGGAAAGCAGAAAGATATTAGGTTTTGATGTAATCAGTGAATCCATTTTGGTACATGATAGTGGTGGTGGGTTTTTTATAGTAAGTGTATGTATAAATGTACCAGAGGACAGGTCTAATGAGTTTTTTGAGTTAGTTAAAGAAGGTACTTGTACCCTTTCGTCTATTTACTTAATGTGAGTTAACCATGAAACCACAGTCAGCCAAGGCTAAAGGTAGAACATTACAACAATGGATTTGTAAAAAGATATCGGAATTTACTGGATTTCCTTGTGGTAAAGACTGCCCTATTGAATCAAGGCCAATGGGGCAGTCTGGTGTAGATGTTAGGCTTGAAGAAGAAGTATTAAAGGTATTTCCGTTTTCAATAGAGTGTAAGAATCAGGAGAAATGGTCATTGTTGACTTGGGTTGAACAGGCTAAGCAGAACAAAAAAGAAGGAACATATTGGTTATTGGTTGTAAAAAAGAATAGGATTAAGCCAATTGTTATTATGGATGCTGAGGAGTTTTTTGAGTTGTTAAAGGAGATGAGACAATCATGGCAAAGATAGGAAGTTATTTTAAGAGCATTTTTGATAAAGCCCAATGTCATTCGTCTTATTGGGTTGAGGATTTTAGGTTGAGGTTTGTAGAAGAGATTACCAAAATTATGGAGCACGATAATGTTACTATGGATGAGCTTGCGGATAAAATGAGCATATCTAAAAAATATTTGAATAAGATATTGAACGATGAGAGTGGTAAATATTTTAATTTGTTCAATATGTTCGCTATTTGTTTTGCTTTGGGGTATAGGCTTGGTTTTTTAGTGCTTCCTTGGGAAGATAGTGAGGTTATCCCAGATGGAACTGAACAAGGTTAATATAACTAATTTTCAATCACATAAGGAAAGTGAACTAGAGTTTACTGATGGAGTTAATGTCATTATAGGCCCAAGTGATGCTGGTAAGTCAGCTATATTTAGGGCTATATATTGGGTTATTACTAATCGTCCATTAGGTGATAGTTTTCGTTCCTATTGGGGTGGAGATACTAGGGTAGATTTACATTTTGATGATGTTATTATTTCTCGTCTAAAAGGAGATTCTGATAATCAATATATCATAACAAATGAATCTCCACTTGTATTGAAGGCTTTTGGTACAGACACTCCAGAAGAAGTAGTTAAATTGTTATCTTTAGATGATATAAATATTCAAAGTCAGATTGACCCTCCTTTCTTACTTGCTAATACTCCAGGTGAAGTCGCTCAATTGCTTAATAAAGCAGCTTCAATTGATGATATTGATAAAGCTATGTCTAACCTTAAGTCCTATTATAATGAGACTAAGCGAAGTAAGACATATTTGGAGAAGCAGATTATTGACATACAAGAAGAATTACAGCAATATGACAATTTACCTGAACTTGAAAAATTGGTTGATGTATTTGAGCATATGGTACGTGAAGCTGAAATGTATATTGGTCAATGTGATAGATTGAGTGAGT